GTTGATCATAATGCCGATGAGATACCAAAGACTGCTTCAGAACATGCCTGTAATCCCGAACCATTACCCACCCAGAATCCTTACAACCTCCTGTCTCTCGGTTTGCACCTACAAACGAGGCAGTTGGAAGTTCAACATAGGTGGGTTTGGAACGGCAGAAAACAACATCCTGAAGCTCGGTAGCCCTGTTCTCAAGTTTTAACTCATGTCCAAATTTCAAAAACGCGGCTTCTATCGTCGAGTTCACCAATGGTTCGTCCCTTGCTTCTATAAATAATAGACAGTCATCTCCATCGTCCAGGACATCAAACCGGATACCCAGTTCTCTGCCATAGCCGAGGATCATGCACAGCATCTGAAATACATTGCCCGATGCTGTATTGACATCCCCACTCATGCGGCAGCCTTCGCAGCAGTATTTAATACCACCACTAGTGCGACCACGGTTGCGAGTTTGCCAACCTAAGAGGCGTTGGAAGGTAGAATCATTGATGAGTCTAAGATAGGCAGCGTGCTCAACTCTGCGGAGCATGTTGAGCGAAACATGAGCGTCAAACTTGGTACAGTCTAGCGAGTAGACCACACAGTCTTCGAAGTTTGTCATTTTAGACGCTATAGTACGAGCCCTCTCGTAGTTATTCATCCCTTTGGCAACGATCCGAGTATACTTAAAACCTCCAGAATATTTACTCCCCCCCCCCATCCACTTGAATGCGGTGAGATTATAAATAGCGTGCTCTATTGGTTTTAGAAAAGTACCAATCTCCAAATTATATATTGGATCGCGTGCCTGTATTACCCGCGGTGCCTTCGGATCAGCGTATGATTTCTCCGCTTTAATGAAGGAAGACACCTTCGCATGTTGGCGCTGTGCACCACCATGTCGTAGTATCCAGGCATGGGCCAGCTCATAGGTTTTACGCTTAGAGCCAGCATACTTTTCATATACTTGTTGATATGACACAGGAGTTATCACACCCCCACTGGCAGCCCTTATCTTACCAGTTAACCATTTGCTTGCGCGAACAGCTAATGCCACACCATCCACCGTTGAAGGCGGAACCGTCCTCAATACACGACCCAGAAGGCCATGCATCTCGTTACAAACACAGGAGTTTGCAATCCACGTGGGGTGCTCATTGTCTGGAACATTAGGACAATGAGCGCGGTAAACACGTCGTCTACCCTCGCACTGGCCAACTGAAGGTACCTCAAGAATGGATCCCACACCATGCTTTCCCAACACATCTCCAGTGTTGAGTAGTCCATGGCAATAGGCTTGAGTAACAGTCGGCCCCTCTCAATGGAGAGGGATATTGACTACCGGGGTCAATAACTGGCGCAATCGGAACCATGGCAGGAATCCAATATAGGGGACACCAACATTACGGTAAATGTCGGGGATGTTATCCTCCAGCCCAAACTGATAAAACTTCAATTTGGGGTGATAAATCTGGATGTCACCTACAAGGGATCGTAGTGGGGTTGCTCCCAACAACCACGACAATACGGAACGATCGGTAGCAGTGTCCAACACTTCTCTTTCGAGCAAGTTAGAAACGCG